ATCCTTGAACTGGTCGAACTCTTTTGCATCTTTCTTTTTACCAATGATCTTGCGAACCTTATCGGCTTCTGACCAAGACATCCCTCCTAGATATACACAGGCTTGCATAACCTGCTCCTGATAAATAATAACACCATATGTATTCTCGGTAAAGTCTTTCATTAATACATGGCTATAGTCTACTGCTTCTCTACCATTTTTACGATCAATATACGAAGCACCTACAGTATTCATTGCTCCTGGTCTTACTAAGGCATTTGAGGCAACCAAATCTTCAAACTTATCTACACCCATTTTCATAAGAAGATTTGTATATGGAGTTGCTTCCGCCTGGAATACACCCTTAGTATATCCTTCGCTTAACATTTGATAAACTTTTGGATCGTCCATAGTTAATTCTGAAAGATTAATCTGCTTTCCAGATCTATTTTTAATCGACCCCAATGTATCTGATATAACAGAAAGTGTTTTTAATCCTAGCGCATCAAGCTTAATCAAACCAATATCTGCAACAGTATCCATATCGTATGCTACAACTGGAATACGTCCAGAGACTTTATCTTGTGCGTCTTCACGAGATTCAACTGGAGCATACTTTCTTAGATCATCTTTTGCCACAACAACTCCTGCAGCATGAACACCTACAGATCTAATTCTGCCACGCAGTCTTTCTGCTAGCCATACAACTTCTGGGTACTTAGCTCTGAATTCTTTTGTATTCGGCGAACTTAAAAAGTCTTCGAATGTGTCAATTTGTTTTGTTGCACGATTTACTTCTTGAAGGGGAACCATAAATACACGAGCAGCATCTCTAATTACACCCTTATCTTTAAAGTATGTGTATGTAGAAATAGAAGCAACATGCTTAAACTTACCCTTTAAGTAATCTTTTACTTCCTTACGGCGTCTATCCTCAAAGTCTGTGTCAATATCTGGAAAATCATTTCGCTCTGGATTAATAAATCTAAAAAACAATAGGTTGTATTTAATTGGGTCTACATCTGTAATTCCTAGGGCATAGCAAACTAATGATCCCGCTGCAGAACCACGTCCTGGACCAACTCTAATTCCAGATTCTTTTGCCCAATTAATCATATCACCAACAACTAAAAAGTATGAGGCAAAGTTTTTAGAAGCAATAACCGATAACTCTTCTTCTAGCCTATCCATATAAATTGGGTCTGAAGCCTTCTGAAGGCTCTCTAAGCCCTTTACGGCCAGTGATCTTAGTCTTTCATCAGCATCTGTTTTTGGAACTGGCAGAAGGTCAAGGCCCTGATTAAAATCATAATCTCCAACCTTATTAGCAATCTCCATTGTATTTTCATATATATCAGTTCTATTTATATTAGATTTGTTAAAGTCTGACTCAATCTCAGATCTAGTTTGAATAAACAAATTGTAGTCTTGAAAAGATATTCTTCTGTCTGGGTATAAATAATTAAACCTGTCCAGCATATTCTTCATATTCTTAGACATATCAAAATCTATATCCTTATCAGCCTTGGGTGATGTAGATAAGATTAATAATGCTTCCTCAAGGATTCGATCTTCTTCTTTGGCAAAGTGTGCGTCTCCCGTTGCCACCGCTTTGATTCCAAGCTCATCAGCCAGCTCTAGTAATTTTGAGTTTATTTCTGCTGGGTTGTGAGATTGAACCTCAACATAAAAATCTTCGTGAAAAGTTTGCTTAAAGTCTTTGAGTATAAGCTTTGCTTCTGAGAATTCCTGACGTTCAATAGATTTGCTAATAAGCCCATTGAGACATCCAGACAATACAATGATGCCTTCCGCATATTCTTTTAACACCTCTCTGTCAATACGTGGCTTATGATAAAAGCCTTCGTTCCATGCAATTTCTTGCAGGGCATTTATATTTTCTAAACCCTTTTTATTTTTAGCCAAAAGAATGATGTGGTTGTAGGCCTGAATAGATTTATCTGTTTTAGACGACCTATCAAATCTGTCTGTCGGAGATATGTACGCCTCAACTCCTAAAATTGGCTTAATTCCTAATTCTTTTGCTGCGATCTGCATTTCACGATGTGAAGAAAGTGTTCCATGATCTGTGATTGCAATCGCCGTTTGTCCAGCATCTAATGCTGCTTGGCATAGCTCGGCAGGAGAATTAAGGCCATCCATCAATGAGTAGTATGAATGAACATGCAAATGTGTGAATGACATTAATTCTCCGCCTTAACTATTCTTTACCAGTCTAAGCTGCTGCTAGTTGCAGAGTTAGATTCTTCTTGGCTTCCGCCTTCTCCCATATAAAAAGCTTCTTGCTCTGCATACGGTACATGACGAACTGCTGTCTTTTCAAGATCAAAGAGTTCTAGTGATGAGAAGTCAAATGCTGACTCGTCTTTTGCTAATGGAATGATTGTATAGCTTGTATCGGTCTTTGTTCCGTTTCGCTTAATTCTCCACATTAGATTTGTGATTGATCCCATTTCACCAGCATACTCAATAAGTGTTGGTGTAATTGTTTTACCACTTGTACCTTGAGAAAGAATTGCAACATATGGCTCTTCTTTTCCATCATCCACCAAAACATTGATGTATAGACGTGTCTTTGCCTTCCAACCAGCCTTTGGATCCTTACGATGTTGTTCCTGTGCCCAATCACGGCCTTCTGACTCCATTGAATCTAGAGCTTTACGACGGTAGTCCTTTGGGTTTGTGTGCTCAAGAGCAATGAATCCGCATCCGAGCTTATCATTATATGTAGGTGAGTCTGGATCAAGCTCTTGGAGGAAGCGAATCTTAACACTTTCTCCATCTTCAATCTTCAGCCAGCGACCTTTATTTTCATCGCCACCACTATATGTTGGCTTATCTAGTGCCTTATTTAAGTCTTTTAGACCCTTTACTATACTCATTTATTTCTCCTTATAGTTGATGATATATATTCATCTGTTTAACTATTATATCATTAATGCCAAGATCTGTATTCTATGTCTGACACAGCATTTTTAATACAGTGTTTAATCTCTGCATCAGTCATATCACCAGCATCTTTTGCATCGTGTGGGTATATCTTACCATATTCATTGGATGCCCACAAGATGTCTTTCATTCTTAATTTATTAGATATACTCTTTCCTAATTCTCTACCAGCTAAATCTGCATCTGTCATTATTGTTATTCTATTAAAATGCCTATTTAATATTTGTTGCTGCTCTGTAGATAAAAATCCTCCTAGTGTAGCAACTACGTTTGGAAAACCTGCCTGATGAACACGAATAGCATCAAAGCTGGATTCCACAATTATGACATGATCCCCAATCTTTTTGGCACGATGTATATTAAATAATGTTTTGCTCTTAGGAAGATTAGTACTATTCTTAAAAGATTTTCCTTCTATTGACCTTCCAACAATTCCTATTGGCATACCATCTGGGCTGTGGACGGGAACGGTAACCATATCCATATTTTCAGAATATCCTAGACCAAAATAATCCATAGCCTCATGATTTATTCCACGAGAAATAAAATAGTCACAAGCCTTTAAACTATTAGATCTATCTTTAGATAGCTTATCCAGAATATCTTTACTAAACTCCTCAAACATGGGCTTCTCTTCCATTGCCTCTGCCAGTAGCTCATCAAAATTTTCTAGGGATTCCGTCTCTTTGGCAGATATAAATCGCAGTGATTCAAAGTCATTCTTCTGCATTGTGCGTTTAACTAGATCCAATAGGGTACCAGACTCTCCACATGAAGGGTTAAAGCAGATGAATGCACCTTTTTCACGGCTTACACTAAAGCTTGATGTATGTCTATTAGAATGAAATGGGCAGTAGCATAGAAAGTCATTAGATGTCTCTCCAACAATAGTAAGTCCTATTTCTTTTATAATTGACTTAATGTGTGCTGGCGAGTACTGCGTGGGATCAATTTCCCTTGTGTTATACCCTCTGATTGCCATGCCTTCTTCTTTCCTACGTATACGCCATATAGTGTCATTAAAAACACCCAGGTCTCTCCTGTGAATTCTACCGAAAAGTTAGTATCTATGTCAAGTACTCTTGCGTATCCTTTTGACCTCATATCTTGTGACAATAAGGATTCGTATTGAGCTTTTATTCTTATCATATCTGAATCGTCTTTAAATTCAACCGTAACTTGAAATCTTTTAATTGGTTTATGATTCATCCTTAGACTTTCTAGGGTCCTCAAAGATTTCTTTAATAATACCTCTATTAATATCCCAGTCTAAATAAACTCCAAAATCATGTCCATGTCTATTCTTTCTAGAAACAACTTCAATCAAATTAGAGTCTGGATATCTGTGAATAGCCATAGCCATATCAGCATCGTACTCAATAGCCTTTGACCACGCAACCTGACTCATCATTGGTGGATTATCTCTATCAGAAATATCGTCTCCAGTTGCTGCAGTAATATCAATTACTGGTATATTGTTTCTAGTTGCTAAGTTTTTAAACTCACGAGACAAGTTCATATTACGCTCCGTGGGAGCCTTTGAATTATTGTTATCTGTAAACAACTGATGGTAATCAAGAATAACTAGGTCTGGCTTATGCTGATCAATTTTTGCCTGTACAGCATTAGGTGTTACCTGATTAAATCCCTCATTAGATACAAGAATAAATCCATTCTTATCCTGAAACTTTTTGCTAGACCAAGATCTGAAGTCATCTATATTGATGTCTCCCTTAGAGAAATCTGATGCTCTAAACAATCCAGAACCCAGCATTGTATAAATTCGATCACGCATATTCTCTGGAGTCATTTCAAGAGATATGATCATTGGCTTGAATCCCTGTTCCCAAGCCTTGCATGCTAGATAGGATGTAAACCATGTCTTACCTTTACCTGGCCAACCAATTGCAACAATTAAATGTCCTGGTGCCATTCCAGTTGGATAGGCTAAATCAATTGAGTCAAAGCCAGTTTTGATTCCTGGAGAACCACCCATTTCTGCAGAACGAATCTTTAGCGCCTCAATGTGCTTAATTGCACTTTCTGCATCAATAACATCTAGGTCACGAATATTACTAGTAAACTTATTTAGTGCTGATAGCTCTGACTGAAGATCTGCCAACACACGTGATGCAGCATCTTCTTTAAGCATTGAGCCACCACGAATAAGTATTCCCTTAAGTTTATTAGAAAGAAATTCATTCTTTAGTTTATCTAGATAATATCCAGTCTCCGCACTTGCCTTTGTATCTGGATCAAAGTCTTTGAAGCGTTCTTGTAGTACTCCAACTTCTGGAACAGCTTTAAACTTATAGTAATAGTTCTTTAAGGCATCCCATATGTCCCTATGTGATGTAAATAGATCATCTACGTTATCCGCAAGGAGTGTGCTAATATCTTTGTTCTTACATACAGCTGAAATTAATGTCGCTTCTGTATTCATTTGCTTTCTCCTTCCACCATCTTTTTAGTTGCTTCTCTAAGTAATCGTCTGCGTTCTACATCTTGATCTATATCATTTTTAACTTTTTCTATCTTATCAAAGTTTAAATAAAAGAATTGAAGCGGATGACCTTGCTTAGATAAAGTAAAGTAGTAGCTGAGCAACTTATAGGCATCATCAAATCCTACACTATCTATGACATCCTGCATAGCCCATTTTTCACGAAACTTATTTACCCTGATCTCTTGACCATACTTCTGCTTATATAAATTTTGGTATAAAGTGATAAGAATATAGGGCTGTCTATTATTTGACACTCTTAAGCTCTTCTTCTACTTCACGAGTCTTTTCAATAAGCTTATTCTCAACAAATGCATAAACTCTTTCTGTGGCAGCATCTACTGTTTCGCCATGCCTAATATCATCTTCAACCCCAATACCTATCTTGATACTTTCGTAGTTGCCAAGATTTCGTGTAAAAGATAGATCGACCTTAACCCTTGTTGTCATTACTCCGCCTTCCATACAGGGACATACTTACCGTCATTGGTCTTAGTATACAATATAACATTACTTTTGAGAAGGGCTAAAAGCTCTGCCTTAGATGGCAAATCTTTAGTGTGTCCTGCCTCTAAAATAAATTCATGTATCTGAACTATATCAGATTCGCTAAGCATATATTTAAACCAGGTACTATCTGGGTTTCCAATAGGGTATACCTTTTGCGGCGACTTTATTTTGCCAACCAAAATATACTCTTCAAGCGTGACCTTATGTCTATTTAAAATTCTACCAGCTTGCACTAGTGTATACGCATTTTCCATGCCTTTTGATACTAAGCTATAAGAATAAAGAACTCTTTTTTTATCTGGATAACACCAAGCAATTAGCTCGTCTTTTGCCCTAGACGACTTTAATACTTTATGAATTTTCCCATTTAAGAAGAAATAGAGAAATCTTTTTTGTATTCCGACTCTTTTTGATCTAGCCATTTTCCTAGTTTACTCGATTCCCTATTAATCATCCAGCGCTTTCCACACATCACACAATATAATTCTATATGTAGCTTCTGAGAAAAAACTCTATCTATGAATACTCTTCCATTACATTTTTTGCACCACATTATACTTTAAAAACCTTTCCATCTACAACGCATGAATAGTCTGGTGAAACATGAATCATTTGAATGTGAGGATAGTCATTTACAATATGAGCAATAGCAAAACCCTTTTGCCAGTCATGATGCTGACTATACTTCATTCCGTCACTCTTTTCATCACACATGTGACCAATTTCATATCCACGCAATGTTTCTCCTTCTCCATTATTTCGCAACTCATATGTTACCATATGTGAAGCAATTCTATGAGAGTGTCCACGAATTAACGATACCTGTAGATCTTCCATATCTTTTCTTACAGCTCCTGTGGCTGATACAGATAATCCATGGTGCACATGGATATCTCCAAAGCGTCGCTTTGGCAACTCATTATAATAAATATATTCATATCCTAATGAATCTAAACTCCATAAAGATTCTGGTGTTACTTCGCTAATATATTCTGGAAGTTTTGCGTCTACATAATTAAATACTCTAATGTCATGATTACCTAATGCTGAAAAAAGTTGTGCATCTGGAAGCATGTCTCTAGTCTTTGCGTAGAAATCTCTAGCACCCTTAGCTTCATGTCGCATCATTGGAACAATTAAGTCTCCGCTTTCAGTCTTATGATAATTTAAAAACTCTGCAGATCTACCCTCAGTATATTTACTATAGCATGCCTGATCATCTGTATCGCCTAAGTAATCTACTACATCTGGCTTAAACCATTTCATAACCTTAAACCAAAGCTCGATCATCTTATCATCCTGATACGGGAACTGCTGATCTGACGATAACATCCATTTTAAATCGTTTGACATTCATCTACCTTTATACGAAAAAAGTCACGGGATCGTGACTTTGAGGCTACAATATAATTGTAACATATTACATAGTACTGTCAATACTATTCTGTTTTCTCTTTTGAAACCAATAAGTAATTAATCCTAAAATTGCTTCTATCAATTGCTGGAGATGTTGAAACCCTGATTTGCGGCTTAGTTGTTGAACCCACAATAGAAAGAGTTGCTTGTACTCCTGCCTTTAATTCCGAACCGATACTTGTAACTATATATGCATTGGGCAATGTGCCTAGGCTAATTTCTGTTGATAGCCCAACGCCTTTCTTTATATCTACAAGTACAAACCCAGAATCAAATCGGGTTACTTGGCCAGTGTCTGATGTATTCTTCACTGCCTCTTCATACGCTACGATAATATTATGCTTAAGATCATTTAGCTTATTTGGGTCTAGAGGTTCGCCTTCATTGAACTCTACTGCTCTTAATTGCTGTGCCATTATAAGTTATCTCCTTGATCATGCATATTTGTTTCCATTTCGCTAACTTCTATAATCATATTTCTATCTAAACCATATGCATTAAATACATCTGGACTAACAATATGACGTCTTTTATTTTGTGATATTAAATATATTTTACCATCCGCTATATTCTTTATCAAGGTGCCGTCTCTAAATCCTAGCTTTCCCGCAATCTTCATTCCAGAAAGAGCTGACTCTTCTGCTAACACTGTAGGAAAGGACCAAGACTTCTCTGCCCTATCTGATACTAGCTTAAATAACTTTCCGTCTTTAACCCAATAGCATGCTTTCTTAGTCTTTACTGCAATGCCTGATGGGAAATTAGTCGGTAAGCTTACTGAGTGAATCTGAGTATTCTTGAAGAGCTTCATTTTTAGCCTTATCCATGAGTTGTGTAATATCTGCCCGTAAAATTGCAATCTGAGTTTCATAATTAGAAACTAGTTCTCCAATTCTTTGTTGTAGGGCGGTTATTACTAATTCCGCTTTATCCATTTTATTCCTGTTCTAAAGTAGTTTTTTCTGTTTCTAGAACACTAATCTTATCATCAAGATCGGAAATTTGCAATATCATTTCATTAATAGTTGCCTGATTTGGACTTGATACAGCATTTAGCTCTAATATTGTAAGATTCAAATTATACTTATTATAATTTAATGTCTTAATATGTTGATTTACAATTCCTATTTTTTCTTCATTAGTTAACTCTGATGTCATTTTTACCCTCCTTATTCATTATAGCATATTATTTCTTTTATTTAAATCCGTCCAGAATATTGAAACTGTATATCTGGTTCCACTTATAACTGCTTTTACTCCGTGTAGAGTATTTTCGTCACCCTTAAATGTCACTAACATTCCTGGCTCTGGCTTTATAGAAAAATTGTTATATTGAGGAAACCAAAGCTCTCCGCCTTCATAATCATTATTTAAGTATATTAAAGAAGAAAAATGTTTTGTTTGGAACCTTCCCTCAAATGACTCAAGGTACGTCTTAGATATATTATTTTCTGCTAGCATATCGTAATCGTGGTGACCTTCATTTGATATAAAATAATCTAGGTGTGGGGCTTGCTCCCTTCCAACCCTCCATCTATTGACAAGATACTGCTCTGTTTTTACCTTAACACCAAACTTGTCTTCGGTAACCAATTTAGTTTTATTCTCAATATCTTTATAAAAATCTCTATCTAGTGGATATCTGCCATAAAATTCTTCATGTGTAAAGTTAATGCACATTCCGTCCCACTGTTTAATAGATGGCCATAAAATTTTATCAACATTTTCTTCTTTTGGATAATTAACTTTAAAATCAAGTCCCCACAGATCTTCTGAAAAATTTTTTGTTTCTAAAATTTTATCAATATCTGACTTATTAATAAAATTTTTTACTATTCTAATGTTTGGCTTTTCTAGGTCTATGTATCTCATGTCTATCCTATACACCTGTCGCAGTCCCAATATGTTCCAGTTGGACAGTTGAATGTAGGCTCAAAGCAATTAGAAGGTGGGCTTGCTGGTGGGCTTGGTGGATTTACTGGTGGGCTTGGTGGATTTACTGGTGGGCTTGGTGGATTTACTGGTGGAGTTGGCGGATCTACTGGTGGACTTGATGCTGGTGGAGTTGATGATGCTGGGGTTGCCGAAATTGTTCCAGAAGAAACAACTAAGGAGCTTCCAGCTGAATTAGATGCTGTTGCAAAAGCTTTAAATATATTTACTGGTGCAGTAGCATCATATGTAGTTATTGTATATGTGCATTCTGATGCTCCTCCCACTGAAAATGATACTATGTCACTAGTTGCAGTAGGAATAGATGGATGAATAGCGGTTCTTATAACTACGCTATATGATGTAGGAGACCCCGACCAGCCTGAAGTTGAAGCTGTAATTACGCTACCTGGTGTGCTGCCTCCTGTAAGAGAAACGGATCCACCTGTAGGAACTACTACTGCTGCCGTCCAAATAGCATAAAGAGTAAAGCTTTCTGTTGGAGTAAATACAGCCCCTGCTTGATAAGTATAGTATAAATCTCCAGAAATTGGATTTCTCCAATTACTAAATGTGTATCCATCCCTTGTTGGAGTTGGTGCTGTAACAGATTGTCCAGAATTAACTGTTGTTGATGTAGGTGATACAGTGCCACCATTTGCATTCCATGTAATTGTATATTGTACTACTGGCGGCTCAAGAACTATAGTATTTGAATTAGCTGATGCAGATCCCCCAGCATTACTTGCAGTAACTGCAACATAATATTCTCTTAGATATGATCCTGAATAGGCGTCTGAAGTATCTGCTTTTGTAACATCCCTTAAAAGAGTAATTGGCTGAGGGTCTGTTTGATACCATCTATATCTATAGGATGTTGGGCTGTTATTCCATGATCCTGATGTCACTGACATATTGTTGTTTGAAGAAATTGATAGCACTGGTGCAGATATATTAGAAGGCGGAGAAATTGCAGCACTTGTTGTAAGGCTATAGTTTGCAGATGCTGTATTTCCAGTAGAAGATGTTACCGTTACCGTTCCAGTATAAGTAGTTCCTGCAGTAAGCCCCGTTTTTGAAACAGATGTTTCATTAGTTCCAGATCCACTAAATGTACCCGTTGATGACCAAGAGCTCTGATTTGTTGAGGTCCAATTAATCGTTCCTGCTGTCTGAGAAACTCCAGTATTTGAACCCATTGTAATTGTTGGAGTTACTGGGGATACAACATTTTGTATAGTTACAGTACTACTTGTAGAAACAGTCTGTAGCGATGGAGATACATTAGTATTTGTTGCAGTCACAACAAATCTAAATGATCCTGTTGATGTTGCTGAAGAAGATGGAAAATCTCCTATAATTGGTGTATATGTTTTTGTATTAGAGGAGCCAACAGAAGGATTGGTTATAGTTCCAGTTGCATTAGATCCATTTCCATCTAACCATTGAAAGCCGTTATAGTATTGAAATTTATATGTTAGTACTGTAGCATTTGTCCATCTATAATTAGTTCCAGTAAGAGTGGCTGGCATAGTTGAAGAGCTTGTTGTTAATGTTACTGTTTGTGCTATTGATGGTTCATTTGAAGGTGCAAGAAAACCAAAGATGCTTTTCCATACTCCGCCGCTTCTTATATAAGCTTTAGTTATAGTCTTCCATGCTCCGCCTGATCTAAGGTATGCTTTATTAACATTTTTCCATTGAGATCCAGATCTTAATTTAATTGACATATAAACCTAAGAATTCTGATCCCAGACTAAAAGCACTGCCCCATTTTCTGCAGATGTATAATATATATTTTTGCTTGCTTCTGCGAAGTTTCCTTCTGATATAGTAAACATATTTCTAAGTCCGCCAGAATTTGTAGTTTCTGTTCCAGCAACCTGAGCAGATTTTCTTACCTGAACTTGTCTAGAGTTTAATCCATCTTCATATCCTAAAAATATTCTACCATTGCTTCCAGCGTTATCTGTCTCTATAATTTTTCTTGTTGTTCCAGATTCTGTTAAAACTAAAACAGTACCAGATGCAGTTAAAGAAAAATCTCCTAGCTCAAGTGCGCCTGTTGTTCCCATGTCTATTAATGCGTTCCCAGTTGCTGTTATTCCAGAAGAACCTATTTCCCATTTTGTAGTTGAGGATCCAAATGATCCTCCTGTGGCATTTACTACTCCTTTAACAGATAATGCGGTGCCGTCCCAACGAACATAATTATCTGTGCTTCCGATATCTATTACTGGTGTTGTTCCGTTGTAGCCGAGATACCATCCAGTATTTGAGCTTTCCCAGCTTGGCTTATTTGAATAAATTGCACCTAATCCAGAAGCAAGCTGTACTGCTCTGTTTATTGCAGACCCATCAGAATTAAATGTATTCTTAGTTCTATCATTTGCTGTTCCAGCTAGGGTAAGCGCCTCTCCCGCCGTTGATGCAGCTCCTGTTGCTGTTGATTGTGCTCCTGATGCTGTTGATGATATAGAATCTATGTCTCCTGGAGTGTATCCTCCAAATGCTACGTTACCAGCTAGGTCTGCTCTAAATACTGGAGAGTTTGCACTGTTGTAAACAGTAAGGCCAGAAAGAACTGCATATCCACCAGCTTCTGTAGAATTTACATTTGCGGATGAAAGCTCTATTCTAGAAGATCCTGCAGTTCCAGTTCTTAGCCATGACTGAAATTGTCCATTACCAGCCACTAAGTTTTCTATTGATATAAGTCCGTTTGTTAAGTCTATAAGATTGGCTTTTGTTGGGGCAATGGCAGTTGAATTTATTCTGGTGTAAGTTGTTGTACCGCTAACCTGATAGGGAATACCATTAGCATTTACTGCTAAATAATAAAGATATATTGAGGAGTCATATGCTTGTTGAGATGTTAAAGATAATACTTGTTTTAGTACGTCAAGCCCTATCGTTATTTTATTAGATGTTTGATCTACCGTCATTGATCCAACAAGCTTAGTGGATAAATTTGTAGTGGTATTAGAGCCTAGATCTGTTGTGCTTGCATATATATTTATTGCTTTAAATCCAGAAAATGTTTGGCTAGCATATGCCCCTGTCCACGCAACAGTTAATGCAAACGGTGCGGCTGAAGCAGAAAGTCCTGTAGGTAATGTAGGTGCTTCTATTGGTGTTCCATCTTCTACAGTTAATGTGACTGGTGATGTAGAGTTAGATAAGGTTCCTCTTGTGGTTACAGATCTTAGAGTAACATTGTATGTTCCAGCGGGAACCGCAATAGATACTGTTCCCTTTACTTTAAAAAATGCAACTGGATCTGATCCATCTCCAAAGGTGTCGTCTGCATCCTCTAGATATATATTAACACGGTCTACTCCAACCATGTCTACGTTATTAGAATCTTTACCATTCCAATAAATTATTATTTTGCCTGGTGCTGTTTTAAAGTCACCGCTAAATATATAAGGAACTGGAACTCCAGATTCTCCTGGAAGAACTAACTTTTTAACAGATGACCATTCACTAAAAGTTTTATCTTTATACTGCCATCTAAATTGTATTGGATAAGTTTCTGCTGGCTCAAGATCTGTGACGGTAACCAGAAAGTAATTTCCGTCTTCCTTGATTTCTGAAGTATCTTTAAGTAGATCTTGATATGCCATTTTAGAAGCTCAAATCCAGCTTATATTCTATATCTACCTGTCTACCGTTTAATTTTGTTAACGGAGTTGAAAGTATAGATCTGCTTATCAAACCGTATATTGGGTCAAATGTATCTTCGTCATTTATTCTTATTCCATCAAAAAAGACTTGTGATATCCCACTGGACGGCGTTATTAGGATTCCTATCTTAGTAATGTTATTTTTTTGTGGACTACCAACCGCATTTGAAAATAATGTATTCATTGATACTTCTGCAATTTTATCTCCAGTTGTAGAGCTAGAAATTTGTGCATAGTAATAGTCTGTATCAGTAGTATAAAACTTAATTCTAAAAGATGAAAGATTTGAATCATATTGTCTATATGCAACTGTAAGCGTATCAGCAGAGCTATATCCTGAAAAGTCTAATAGTGCATTTGTCTTGTATTCATTAGCAGCGCTATTATTGGAAGACATTCCTACTAAGAAGTCTCCAATTCTTGCATTAGAGGTAACCTCTTGCGCTGGTGAGCCAAGGGTGTCTACCCAGTCTGCTGGATTAGAAAAGTCAGATATAAATCTACTATCATAATTATTGGTTCCAGTTTTTGTTGAGGGATAAAGACCAATCTCTTTAATAATTCCAGATATATCTTGTGGTATAGTGGTTTTAAATATAGCAGAGTATGTAAATATTGGCTGACTATTTGAGTCCAATCCGTCTTGCTGTATATCAGTGCTTGAAAGAGTTACTTCAGTTCTATAAAACTCAAATCCTAATCTAGAGTCATTTGCTGTTGCTGCAGTAGAATCTATTCCTATTGCAACCTCTTTTGATATAGCATTTACATTTCCAGCTATAACATTGGTCAGGTATCGCTTGCCAAATTTAGTTAGTATGTTTTTAGATCGGCATATCTCTTGACCGTCCTCATAGAATATATATGTACCCTTTATCATTTATGCTCCGCCAGGATTATATATCCTTGCGTCAACCCCCCGTACATTAGACTTATCAGAACTTGAATTTCTAATTTTAATTACCGCCTTATATTTTGTTGCCTTTGTCACAGAATCATAATACTTTGTATATGTTATATTTTCAATATCCGTCAAATCCACCTTATCTTTGTCGTCATCATCTGGGTCAGTCTCTGGGTCTGAGGCTGTTGAGTATTTTTCTGTTCCAATAAATGGGGCAGATAAATAATTATCTGTGTCCGTAGCTTCTCCAATTAGAACTTCCCTTGGATTAAGCCACAATAAGTCGGGGTTGTTTTTTGGAAGGACAACTGGAAACCCACGGGTTACTTGTTCTGACGGGATATTTTTTACCATTTTTTTATTATACCATTTGATCAACTACAATGATCTACAAAGTATGGTGGTCTCCAATCCTTGGTCGAATGACTGCGTTATATTAGTTATTATAAATTTCTTTGCTGCTGTTCCATCGAGACCTTCATAAGGGTATTTTATAGTAACTATATCCCCTATAGATAGAATAGGATTTCCAAATACAGACATGCTAATAATTTGTCCTCTATTAATAAATTTAGATTTAATCCACTCAGCTATATTCTTAGCATCCGTTTTATTTTGAATCCACCTAGAAGTAAATACTAATGGCTCTGTTGTTGTATATAAATCTGTATCGTCTGTGGTATATTCTACTTGACCAGATGAGCTTAGCTTACTTCCAAATAAATAGAATGAATCTCCCTTGCTTGACTGCAATGGTATTGATGTAGAGGCCGTATTAAGAACGTATGCCTCTGCAGAAAAATTAGATGTTTTGCTTGCAATAATTTTAGCAAACTTATTCGATCCTACTGACCATCTTATTGGGAATGAAGGCCTAGCGGAGAATTTTGTTTTAACATAAGCAATTTCTCTAACAACCTTGCCAAATTCTTCTACTGAATCTTCGCTTTTAGCATAATCATCATCATCAGAATTAAAATTGTAAAATGTTTCTCCGAAATTAATATCAAGCAGATCGTTAGAAAATTGCCCAGCATAATAGTTAACGTTTGACTTTATTTGATTATACTGTTTTTCAGTAATACTTTTAGCATATACATAGTCAAAAAATGTCTTGCCTTGTTCAGAAAAAATTCCAGTATGATTTGAAACAAGGTTCTTCCAGGCTGTTGCGCTTGAGATTGTGTGAGTTGCAGATACTTTAAATCCATTTATATAAGCATCAATAAATACTTTATAGTTTGCATAATCAACTTTAACCTTTATATCTATACAATAAAATTTTCCTCCTAGAACCTTATCTAGCCTTGTTACTGGATCCATTTGTGAGTCTGCTATTTTATTAAGCTTTGTTCCGTCGGCAAAATATATATTAATAGTATTTCTATCTCCAGATGCGGCGGATCCAGTTGATTCTACCTTAAGATAATATCCCGATTTTGCAGTAGCGTTTAAAAAGAATCCAATACCTGATGATTGATGTGGAGCTTCATTTACTGGCTCCATAAAAAGAGCTGTTCCAAATACATAATATTTATTACTAGATGTTGGATAAGTGCCTCCTGGGTATACTTCGCCTGCAAAAAATCCAGCTGGTGTTGGGGTTGAATCAAATTGTCTAGTCGCTACCACAAACTTATTTATCTTAGCAGATGCGCTACTAAGCTCAAAATATGATTTATTTGGAGATACTTGAGTTGGATCAGTTGGCTTTGCAACATAAGATCCATCTGCTGAAACGGTAGACATTGTAAAATAATATTGTATGGATATACTTTGAACAGAACTCCCATTTACCTTTTGAAATGTTATATTATAAACTCCGCCAGCCATTAATCCAGAAAAAGTTTTAACTCCCGTCAGAGGTATTATGTCTACTATAATTTGACTACCTACATTTTCATAATATGCATTTCTTTCGCTTATTGCAACCCTCTTCTGTCTTTGAAAAATTACTCTATATTTTTCTGGTACGGTTCCTCCGTCAAATACGGAAAGCTGAACAGATGTATCTGCTGTTTGAGAAACGGTTAAATAAATTTCTGGGTCTCCAGGAGCTCCACCGCCGTCTATTACGTTTTGTGTATAAGCCATTAGAATGTAACCTCTCTTACGGTCCAAGAGTTTGCTTTGGATTCTTCAGATGTATAGTGTGCTACTGCTTTTGTACCTAAAGCACCTCTGCCAACTAGCTTGCCATAGTTATCTTTTTTAATTCTATACTTGCCATTGGGTTTGAAGAATGCTGTTTCCTGATACTTAGTAGAGTCTGCTGCGCCAGGCTTTGAGTCATAACGATATTGATTTAAATCAGAAGCAGAAGTTATCCACACATTATCGACAAAATCTCCATTCTTTTTTACATACTGATATCCAATTGCATCATATTCTATTATCTCAGAATCAATTAAAACAAATCCGTTATAGCTATAGAAAGATTCTATCTTAGAATATGGGTCTATAGTTTCTAGGTTTATTAAGAACTCTTCGCTTTCATCTGTTACTCCAGCCGCTGTTATACTTTCCCCTAGTCCTCCTGCACCAAGAGAGTAGGCGGGGGACGTCCAAAGTGGAGCAGAGTCTCCAATATAAGTGCTTGATATTGGAGTCTGCCATAAAACCTTTACTGAGTTTGCAGAAGGAATTTCATTCTTTGCAAATGACATAATGTTTGGAAGTGCGCTTCCTTCTTGTGATTGGAAAAACTCCCAATCAATTTCTCTTGATGTGTCATAAATTGCATTTCTGGTATAAATCTGAAGTACGCCATTCTTGTCAAAGAATGCGTTTGTCTGACTATCTTTACATAAATCCTGTAGTGCTTCCCAAACTGTTTGTGTATCTTCAGTCCACCAGTGGTTTAAATTAATTATAGAATCATCTATATCATTAGTTTTTTTAATATTAAAGTTATATTTTGTAAAACCTATTGAGTCAAGTAATCTCATCATAACCGTAATAGAAGGGTAGTCTGTGCAAAGTATATCTGGGCAAAATGTTTCCATTAATTGTTTTGAGCCATCTAGGGCAGTTATCCTATAGTCTCCATGTTCTGAAATTTCATAGGTATCTATATAAAATTCTCCCTGTAAAATTTTATCATATGGATCATATGTTGGACTTATGATGCCATTAGCATGGTATACCTTAAAAAACGGTGTCAGCTTTGCATTCTTAACCATATATAATTTAGTTGCGTCAAAGCTAGATGATGTTCTTTCGTAAACTTGAGTTGCTAATGCTACCTGATTATAGTTTGCTAAAAGCATGTCAAGGGTGTTTGAATTTACTATTCCAACTGGTAGCATTGCTCCATCTTCTGCAGATGAGGATTGATTAATTGACATTGATATAATGTCGGAGGATATATCCTTTACCCATCTTGCAGATATTTCAATTACCCCTATATCAGCACTTGGTGTTATTCCTTGAGGAACTAAGGCATTAACTTGTATAGACTTTATTTCTTGTGTATTTAAATAAGATGTTGGCTCATTCTTACTCCATGCCGTCCCATTATAATAAAGAATTAATTCTCCATTCCATTCAGAACCATAATCGTTAACTGGTAGCGCAACATTAGGAAGAACTTCTCCATTTGATTTAGTTATAGATACCCATGCAGTAATTGGCTTAGAGTGATATTTTTCAAACTTAACAACTATTTTATTGGCTAAAGCATGCTTGTTGCCAGTAGGAATTGAACCGCTTTTTTTGCTTGCAGCCCATGACACAGAATCGTGCTTATATGTTACCTTTAATGCAATGTTTTTATTTTTTGCTCCGACCCAATACTTATAAGCATTAGATATTCCTGGATAATAGATTCTTGGTTTATTTGTAGGGTATGGAATGGTATTATACGCCTCTATAACATCTCCTCCAGTTCCAACGGACTGGTTATCTCCGATTCCAGGTATTGAATATTTTATTCCACAGGATGACGGTCTAAATGGCTGGACAACAGATTCTAGAGGAAATAATTTTTTAAATGGTATGGGCCCATCAGTCTCATAAGATACATCTGATCCATGAGGGAATGTAGAATAATCTTCGTGAGTAATTTGTGATCTATATGCAGAGTCTGAAGTGTATCCAGAATCTACTGTAACGTTTGATACAGATATTCCATCAATCAAAGCATTCATATTATATTCAATCATGCATCCAGGATTAATTCTTACTGCATGGTCTTGATAAAAAACATGTTCTAAAGCTGTAGGCATTTATTATACCTCTTCCAAAGATAAGGATACCGTCCAAAATTCCTGCGGCAAAGCAACAGTTTTTGCATATGCAGTATAGTTAACATGTTTGTTTACAGTTACTGCAGATAATCCAGTTACAGGATATCCCGCTGCTGAAGTAAATGGCACAGTAAATGTGTCCTTAGTAACTGCAGATACAACAACATTGGATAAATTAAATATGCTTAGTGCTGAACCAGATTTTCTATATTTGACTGATATGTCTCCTGGGACAAGGAAATACGAAGATGTCGCATAAGCTACTCTAGCAGAAGAATTATTATACTCGGAAGGAGTTATTCCAGAAATTGAAATTATATCGTTCTTTGCAAATGTATTTGTGGCTGTATACTTTATCATTCCAGAAGACCATGTATTGTTTACTGCAGACCCAGTTGCGGATGAGTCTAAGGCTATATCTGTATTAGTTTTTGCAAATGAGACTGAACTAGCGGAAGGAACAGCACTTACCGTATAGGTTCCATTAAATACTGAATTGCTACATCCAGATATAGTAATTGAATCGCCAATATTCCATGAGTATGTACTAAATGATGTATCCGAAAAAGATATTGTAGCAACGTTGTTTAATAGATTTACTGAATTTATTGTACCATTTGGAGAGATTACATCATCTCCTGCAAGCTTGGCTGCAGATGTGATTGTAGCAGTTGATCTAATTCCAGATATACTTACAGTATCTCCAACCTCAAGATCATGGTTTGCCGCCGTATATTTAACGCTTGTACCAACCGTTGGCTCAAATCCTGTCACAGGGAATTGTGTTGATTCTGAATAAAGTGTCGCTGTTCCACTTGTTGTTAAAACTACCGTTGGTGGATTTGATGTATCTGCCACAGTAAAATAATAATCCGTTGCTGAAACAATATCTACATTTGTTTTATTATAAACAATTGATGCGGCTGCGCCAACAAATGTCGGTGTTCCTGTTCCAACAGCAGATATAGAAAATGTATTATCTGTTTTATTGGTAATTACTGCATTAGATTTATTATAAGAATCTTCTGAGATACCAGTAACATTAATTACATCATTTACTGCAAATCCATGTCCTGCTGCAGTATAAGTTATTTTACCTGCTGCAGTTGTTGCGGCAGTAATAGTAGCAGTTTTAAATCCAGATATACTTACCACATCTCCCGCCGAGAATGTATTACTTGCATAATATGTAAATGCTGTTAAGCTGGAAGATGCCTCTGTTACTGAGGCGGTGGTGCCAGATTTTGCAACAGTAAATGAAGTGCTATTTCTTGATGTTACTGTAGCATTAGAAACATTGTAGGCTTCTGTGTCTAATCCTGTTACTGTCACCACATCATTTACCGCAAAAGAATTTGCGGCAGTATATGTGATAGAGGAGCCATTATGTGTTACGGCAGTAATTGTTGCTGGCTTAGAATCCATATCAGAATAAACATTTCTTTTCATAAGCTCGCATGAGAATGATGAAAATACCATAGTAGTATTCAGAAATCCAGTATCGGTGCCTGTTTTTAATTTAACATTAAATGTAGACTGTGCAGCGCTTTCATAAAATGCTTTGAGATCTAGCGCTCCATATCCACCATCTACTGTATAATTTGCATATGATGGAAGCATGTTCCAAGAAACGCTTATGGTCTTCTTATCTGCAATAAAGAATCTACGCAGGGTTCCGTTACTCATTCTTTGAGACTTTTCAATTCTATTATAGCCTATTCCGACTGGATTTCTATTATGCTCAGAAAGGGCAACATCGTTAAATTTAATAAGTGAGCCAACTGGCAATGTTATAAATGTCATTTAATATTTTCTCCTATGTAACATTGTATCATTTGTTGCCCACAACTCTCATACCTTGTCTTCCTATTGAAGCAGTATTTCTAGAATCGATTGCTTTTATTTCCGCCAAAACTTGTCGTGTTGCCATATTTGCAATTGCCTGCTCATCCATTCCTGGGGCGGCATTAATTACTGGTGCAATATTATATGAAATTGAAGGTTGTGAATATGATTGTGCATTAGGATTAAACGGATTCATATTAGCTGGAACTACCGCTTCATTTTTATGAAGCATTGCTAACATATCTGCTGGAACCATATTAATACCCTTTTCAAACTTAGGTATATTCATTTGCATACCACCAGCATATTTATCAGCATTAGTAACAATACCACCGTTTGCTCGCATAACTCTTTTATAGCCGAGCTTTGGAGATAGACCAATTAACCAATTAGTTGCTGCAGTTAAAGCATTTTCATCCATACCATGCGTGTATCCAATGTAGCCTTTGCTCATAAGGAATTTAATAAGTGGATGATCATAAGCAATAGCTCCAGATAGTCCGCCCTGAACTGTTGCAGCAAAACCTGTCTCTGGCTGAATTGCCTGGGCTGCTGCTGTAGCATTATATTCTTCTATAAGAGCATTAAGCTGAGGTGTTCCCTTTATATACCCTTGGCTTTTAAAAAGAGCCTTTAACATTGTTAAGTTTAGTTTTGGCCTATAAACATTAGGTCCAAAATCATAAAATTCTTTTGACAGCCTTGGAGTTACCCCAAAGTACATTCCTGGACCTCTAGTTCTTCCAGTTACTACTTTTGTTTCAGAAGGATGTACTGGAACTTTTGGAAGCTTTCCAGCTGGGTTTTCGGGAGTAGGAACCACTCTGTGTCTCATATAGAAAGTTTCAAGTATGGCCTTGAGTCCTGGATGATCGATATGCTTTATAAATGATGGGGTTGTCATTTTCCCAGCTCCAGGAATCAAATAAGGTATTGTGCCTGCTGCTGACAACTTCTTCTTTATCGAACCTAGTTTTGTTCTTCCAGAACTCATTATATTTTTTACATTAAGTAAATATAATGATTGTAAGTTTTTCTCAACAAATCTTTCTGCACCAGGATTTGCTTTATTTATTACATTTTGTCTAAAATTTCTATCAAAAAAAACATTTCTTGACAGATCGGCGACATCGTATGCATGTCCTGTACGATACATAAATGATATAGCGTCTGCTATTTTTTTAGGAGTCCAGCCCATCATAGTATTTTTTGCACTAGACTTTATTCCTGGCCAAGTCCCAGGATTTAAAAAGTGTATAAATTTCATATACTGCTCTACAAATCTTTCTGCACCAAATGAGGCTTCGTCAATATAAGCTTGTCTTATTGTTTTGTTTCTTCCGCCAGCCCTTGCACTCATGTGTTTTGCTCCAGAACCTGGAGGAATAAATGCCCATTTAGACTCTGGGTCAAATGAATGTCCTGTGCGATACATGGAAAGCAAAGAATCTTTTATGACAGATGGTCTGGCGTTAGTAGATAAAGTATCTTGTAGGCCAAGCAAACCATCTAAAACAGATGCTGCTTTTCTAGAAAACGGAACGGTATCGTCCCAGTTTTTAAAATTCATTACGGCGTTTCTTCCCCTATCTAAGGGGGTGAGAACGGTTTTGGCAATCTGTTTTAATATAGGGGTAGCCTCTACGTCTTGTCTAAACTGAGATCCTTGCCAAGTCTCTCTTTTAAAATAAGGCAATCCTTCGCTTTTCATTCCAGTTGCTATTTTAGAAAGTCCTGGCTTCATAGAAGTTCCAGCTGTAATTGATGCCCTTCCCGCTACTGGTAGTGCAAATCCTGCTACTGTAAACCAATCTAAAAATTTTTGCGCCTTTAGATTTTCTTGGCCCATCGGTCCTTCTGCTGACTTATTTGTAAGCGCTCTATAAACTCCAGGAATTCCTGTAAATTCTTGAAAATCTTTATCTTGCTGTTTAGTTGGCTTAGGAATTATTCCTTTTGATGCACTACTTAGTGTTGTTTGTCCAATATAGCCTGCTTGCTCTAACATGCCCATGATCATAGCTGAGCCTTGATTCTGTCCATTGTACATTGAATCTCTAAAGAAACGGTATCCTCCCCTAATTTGATCCATGAGTCCGCCGCCATTACTTCTGTTATCGGCTGGGAAAGACGGTACATATGGGCCGTATGGACCCATGGTCTGCGGAGCATTTCTTCCATGTCTATGTCCTACTGGTCCGCCTTTGTGATATCCTGGAATTTCTCCGCCCATATTCATATAATAAGGAACGGAAGGTGTTATAAGTGCTGAAGTATTTACTGGTCCGCCATCTGCATAGCCCATCATTTTTAGTCTATTAAGTAACTCTTTATGAGTTTCTTGTGGCATAATAAAATCATTATACTTTTTGCGTTGTGTAAGGAATCTTTCACGGCTTGCTCTATAATTAGCATCACGTTCTTCACGTGACATCCTACGAGCTTCAGTACCATCTGGAAGATAAACTTTATTAGGATCTTGAGCTAAACCGCCATCTGCAAATCTTCCAGCATTAAGTGCTTCAAATGTTTCTGTTCCATATTTCTTAACTGAGGATGCTCTTATTACATACTCACCATTTGAAAGCAGGGCGGGAATAGAATCAGATGTTGAAGTTCCTGGACCTGTAACATTTCCGCCTGGCATAAAGTTTTTAATCACGCCTCCTGCTGCAAATTTTCTTTCTACAATAAAGTCACCATCTTCTTGTTTTCCAACAATTTGAAATCTGCGACCAAGGTAGTCTACGAATGTTTTCTTCATTGCTACTGGGTTTTCGCCCTCAACATACATTCCTGAATTAACGTATTGATCTGGGGTTATTGTATAGACAGTTTTTGTGCCCATACCACTTCTTTCTGTTGTTGCTTTAGGCGTAAATTGTGTTGTTGAGTCACCAGTTTTACCAGTAGCAAGTGCTTTTATGTACTTGCTTAGCTCTGTATCCTCAACTTGTAATTTACCAGCTATTACTGAGAAAGAGGCAGCACCAAGGGATTCAAGTGCGCCAAATCCCATTGGTTGCATTGAACCTACATAATTTCCAGTAGGTGACATTTTTAGATACTTATCTGCTAAATCAACAAATTGTTTTATTCCACTATCTCTTAATGTTTTAGCTATATCTCCAATAATTAACTTCTCACTATCCGTTACTCCACCCATTCCAAGTGTGACGGCCTGCATAAATAAGTCATAGAGGCCTTGCATGTCTGCCTTTTTAGCCTGCTCATTACCCGCTGCAGAAATTTGTTTTTCTAAAGCTTTGGATAGGCCATCTAATGCCTTAGTTAAATTATCTATTAAGTCTTGTTGCTTTTTAATATCTCTGTCTGCTTTATTATCAATTGCAGTTTTGGCAAGATCCAACTGTCTT